AATAAATCCGTCAAGACTTTGACATGTCAAAGACGAAGCCTCGCGGTGGAAGCCGCGATGGAGTCCAAAAAGGAAGGCAATGGATCATCACATGAGTAGAGTTTCAGGCTATTCATGATCAGAAGACAGTGCTTTATGGACAAAAGATGCACAAAAACGAACTCGACCTCCCAAAGACAGGTCGCTATTCCCAGTTTTCTCGGAAGTGGGCCGAAGGTGATCTATAAGGCTGGAACCCTGCGAAGGGCAGCTAATCCTATAGATCGAATAACGGCCTTCTCTGAAAGAAGACATCACTCATTCGCAATTTGAGATCATATGATTCGAATTCGCAATGTGCAACGGCAACGGTGTCAAACGTTGGCCTTATCTAATACACAGCTAGTGGGCCGGCCTAGTATCCCATATTCTCCAGAAGGGGTTGCAATCCTCTATGGAGACGACGTGGTTAAATCCATTCGTCTGGCCTTTAATTAGCAGATTAGATCTCTCTGTTCACAAAGAGAGGGGACTTTTCTTCGAAAAGGACCAAAAAGCGTGTACCACACGGTTGGGCACGCCCCTATCCTGGTTCTTTGGAAATAAAGAAAACGACTACATGCCTCCGAAGAGACTCACCGAGTTCGATATTAAAGATTGACAGGTAGGGCGACGTGCGGTGCTCAGAATTCTGAACACCTACTCTCTGTCCCATTCTAGGGAGTGTACGGCGGGGCAACGATCAGACAAAGTGATAGGGAACGTTCCAAAATAGCTACGGATTACCTCAAAGGTATCTCGTTGTATTAGTACTTGTTCGAAATCACCGGGTTGACCGGTGTACAGCTCCATAGACTGACAGAGTCCTGGCGCGGGGGAGTAGGTAAACTTACTACATCCTTTAAGAGATGAGGTCCATTTAAAACCTTCCCCTATTGAGGGTTTTACGCGCATGCAGATGCGAAGTCCTCAAGCCTTCCCTTTTCCACCCTTGGAGGGAGGGGGAGAGGGCTTTTTGGTTCGAGCAGGAGGTTTAGGAGTAACAGACGCGGCTTTCGACGCTGACTCTGCTATCTTTTTCATCTTGTTCTTATCATACTTCGCATTCCTGATATGGTCCGCTGTCTTTGCGACCTCCTTTGTTGTCTTCATCGTCTGTTTAAGAGTGTTCTTATCCATAAGAAAAGGAGCAACATAAGGTATCAAAGGTGCAGCTCCGGAGGCAAGCTCCTTAACACCTGACCACACATCCGAAGCCATATTCTTAATAGAACTCCATATATCAGATACATGGAAGTCGTTAGAATGAAACTGCGGGATCTGCGATAAAGCGAGAAGAGCGTGCTCAAGAGTGTCACGCGGGACGATGGTCTTCTGAGTATCGAACCATTGTGAAACTGTTTGAAACTCAGGTACGTCAGAAAGATACCAAAGGCCAGAGCGACCTTGGGGATCTATTACGGTGCAACCAATCATGATACTACCCATCTCAGGGTAGACGTCGAAAGCATAATCAATCAAGTTAGTAGAACCAACTAGGTTGTTAGTTTCGACGAAGGGTGCTTGAAGCTTAAACTCATCCATAGACGTAGGTTTATGGAAGAGATAACCTCCCTGTACTGCCTCGATGACGCCGGAATCCTTAAGATTCGCGACAGCACTAAGATCAGTATAATCAAAGAAGTTAGATTCAGCTGGAAGCTGTCTCATAACTGTCTGGCCCTGGCGATACAAAGGAGAAGACGTATTCTCGTACATAAGAGAAAACGAATTCACCCGTAAGGCTTGAATAGCCTCCGAAGCTAATTCAAATTGGGGAAGAGCAGTCTGAGCCCAACACATGGATTGCGGCAACGCAACTCCACCACCGAAGTTGACTCCGTTGCCACCCACTTGCACAATGAGTGAGACAACAGGAGCGGGCCCGGCTTCATACTCTACGGAGAAAGCATAATAGCCGGACTCTGCAACGGTGTATTCAGCATAACCAGACGCTCCGGTCGTTTGGAAGGTAGCAAACTCCCAAAGACGGCCAGTCAGGAGGTAAAAGGTAACAGTAAACTGAGTACCACCCCCGACTGGAAAGCCACCCACAAGAATCTTCCCACCCCTTGAAACAAGCCAACCACGGTATTGATCCGAGTTGCCAAGCTTGCAAGGGTAGAGAACAGGCCCATGGGGAGCAGCGTCTGATAATGATGAAACGAGTGCCAACTGACCAACAAGGGGGAACTGCTTCCCACCTGTCGTATCAGGGACAAGCGTGGCTGATCCCTCATACAGATAACCATCCGTAAGAGAGAGACCCTGAGAAATTACGGCAGAACGAAGGGTCTGACCGAATTTGAACGCGACAACCTGGGTTGGACCCAGATCGGCGTTATTAGTACCAGTAGGGTACTGAACAGAGGGTATAGCACGCATACCCGTCACTGCAGTAGGTGACGAGCCGAAAGCAGAACCTATTCGACGAGCAGATGGGTAATCCGGCAAGGTGAACATTTCGAGTAGTTCTACTTCGTACTCACTGAGACCATAGCGCCTAATTAAAGACACAAGGTTAGAGCGGTGAGCGTTTTTAGCAGATGGGTCATAGACCACTGCATTTCGTGATGAGGGGGAATATGTATTCATATTCACAACGTATACTTAATCGTAATGATACGTAACGGGTAAGTACGGGATCCACGTACCCAACGTGGACTGTTCATTGTTTGACACCAAGTCGAGGGAAAGAACTCCCTTTGGCGTAAGGTCCTCCATAACAGAAAACCCTAGCAACTTAGCCTATCCGTGCAGTCTCTCGGCATTTAGCGAGGTCAATAGACGTGTTAGCAGCTTCACGACGGGTGTTAGAGTAAACTCTACAACACCGCTCAAGGTCGATCCCCTCTAATTAAACTCTAAAGACGCCCCATTTAGCAACGTAAATGTTTACATCACACCAGACAACAGCCGTAACCCAGACCCAAAGGGATTTAACTCATACCATTGGTATAGTTCCCAGAAAGCCCAGATCAACAACAATGTCGAATGGTAGAAAACGTTTTGGACAATTTAGTTCAAACAACCCCAATATCACCAGGGCCACTCGCACAATCGCGAGATTAACCTAGAAGGAGTCTAGGAAGCCCAAATGAAATAGCGCCACCCGGAAACCGGTATTAACCTATAAAGCTGTTCTTCGCAATATAGGAAGCGCATAAAACGGTTAGAAGTCAAAAGAACTCCTCATACCAGACAATAGTCATCAGAAAGGAAATCATAATCCCAAAAATCAGCATTCAAAAGGAAGTCAAAGGTTCCAACGCCTTGACAAGCTTTAATGTGATATTCAAAATTAACAATCCCTCTGCTCCAGTAGTCAGGAAGAGAAAAGCTCTCGAGATACTCCCGCTTTGGCAGTGAGATGACGCGATCCTCAGAAGGAACGTCGATCACCTTATCCGTTGGGTTATACCAAGGATACGAGTCTACGTGTTCGGACGGTGGCCTTCCAGGCAAGGGTAATTGCTGTGTCTGCTGCATTCCAGGAGCAGAAAAAACAATACTCTTTGCAAGTAGCTTCTGGTCGGACGTTATGAAATAACGCCAGCCATCAGGAGGGATGACCCCACCACCACCAACCGAAATTGGCAGAAAAAGATTCCGAAGAACCTTTCGCTCATATCTACCATCTTTAAAGGCTACACTGAGCTCGCGCCCAATGTCATTTCTAAATCTCCTAAGAAATTTAGCAAGCATTCTACACCGATACTTTACTGGACATCCGAAGAGGAGCCAGTTTAGAGTCGAGTGCAGAGAGCCTCCCTCAGATGACGGACCATTGGCAGTCATGACCTTCTTCTGACCGAAGAAGAGCCCCGTATTGAAATAGGGCTCGACGACAGCAGAATAGACACGACGACCAAGACTGTCGGACAGATTCTTGTTAATAGTACAGTAGAGTGAGATTGAATTGATATTAGCATAAGTTTTGTGACTATATGCCTTACCAACAGAAAACTCAAGACCAACCTTAGCCCCATTAATAGCATGTAACTTAAAGATCTCTTTATTACCTAGGTAAAGCATGTCGTCGCCGTTCACAAAAACGGACCGGACAAGTTTTGACTTAGTTAACTCGTGACCAGCAAGAGACATGGTGCTATTATAAAGACCAAGATTAGCCAGGCAGAGGATAGGAAACGAAAGAATCGATCCCATCAACTGCCCCTTCTTCTGCATACCTCCGTCCCAAAGTTCTGTCTCAGTATGACCACCCTTACCACCCTTCTTACAGGGATAGAAAAGACGATGAGGACCAAGAACTTTGAAAGCCTCATTAACCACCTCCGGATATTCCGTATCCATATCCCTAAGGACCCTTTGCAGGATTCTTTTGGAATACTTCCACGAAACACCGTCGGTGGCACCCTTAAAATCAATAGAACCCCACTCGGGATCAGGAATCGATTCATCGACTTCCAGATCCGAGATCTGAGTAGGGCAAAAGGGCTTAGAAATCGGGACAAAACACTGATATTTCTTCAATGCGTTGAACATGGCTTTCTGAAGCCGCCGCATCCTATAATAAGGAAGAGCATTACCTTTTGAGATAATTCGGCATTTTAAGGGTTCTAGAACCGTTTGAATTGTCGCTGCAAGATATTCAAGATTCTTCCAAGGATCGGGAAAAATCTCGTCAACAGCGCCAATTAAATCTTTGAAGACTGAGATGTCAGCATCGGGCTTGAGATATTCTAAGCAGTGCCTAGTAAGATCCCAGTAAGCCGAACCAGGAGGCATAAAGAAAGAATGAACTGATCGAAACCAGCCCACGCCTTCCTCACGCATATAATGGAGATCAGAGAAACCAAGAGGTGACCATACGTAATGTATCATCTCCTTAATTCCGCCGTTCTGACCATTTTTGCTCCGGGTCATTTCGAAACACGCGCTATAGGACGGCGTATTATCAAAAAAGGGCTTCTCAGCCTTATATTCACTTAGTACATCACGCGCAATGTCGTCAAGAAGCTCGACAAACGCACCAGGACCGGTCTCAGAGGGTATAGATATATCACTCTCTAAGGTGTAATCGATGAAAGCATCATCGCCCATATCAGGACTCGTAAGAGTTGCATGATGGTCTTTATATGCACCAAGCTGATACTGCTCCGAAAGGGGAAAACAGGACCGCTTAGCCTGGAACCAAGTGAACCAAAGACGTCGATTTTCGGAACAATAGCGGCGTAAGCGCGCTTTGTACCATCGACGAACACTCCCGGTTGGCTCAAAAGAGCCGCCAGGGGGTGTCTTGGGAGGATCATTGCATAGGAAGAGTGCCATGGGACGGCAAAGAACGTCTTTAGCCCTAGCAACCCAAACCTTCTCATCATCTGTTACCAGATAAGAAGAAAGCTGGTTACCGAGCCTATCGGCGAGACAATTGTCCCCGCCGAAAGCCTTCACAACAGCTTTGATCCCTCTAACTAATCCGGATGTCGACGTTCCAAGGTCGAATCCTTCATAGTCAAAATCGTTGCGCTCCCATGGTGGAAGCAACGACCCCGCAGTAACTTCACAAGGTGGACCTATTAAGGGTTCCATAGCCTCGTGAACGTCTTCAAACAACTGCACGTCTGAAAACGGTGGATCAGTCTCAAGTGAATCATCATCTCCACGATGTGATGATTCAGAGCCTAAGGAGATCTCGGGAGAACACCCGTCACTCACATTAGGAGAAGAGTCAATCGATCTTCTACTGAATGCTGCCGCCAGAGACAGGGGCGGATGGGGCAAAAAGGGCCCCATACCAACACCAATGGTGTTGGTAGTTCCAAACCCGGACAAACTAGTTGTCGTAAGTTCGGGATTCCTAGAATAATGGGAAAAAATATCTGCAAGATTTGAGTCTTGAAGCATCTAATCAGTATTCTTCGGAATGCTG